ACGCGTTTAGCGTATACGGAGTCTTGTGATAATTGGCATTCATTTGCCCTTGTAGAGCCTGAGGCCTGCTGTTGGGCGTTTGTTCGCCCCTCAGTAGTTACCTCAGTTCTCTGCATGACTTTCATTTTATTCGGCTTTGACAGTAGCCGGTGCTTTTGCACCTTAACTGTCGCCCCTTAATTTCCACAATGCCAGTGGAAATAATCCTATTTAATGAAGTTAAAGTACTTTATAGGTCACTCTTTTGAGTGTTTTGTTTTAGGTTATGAAGAATTGTTTGTGCTTTCAATTTATATTTATATCCTTTCCCTTGTTGGGGATAAAATTTGTGGACTAATTGTAGTTACTATTTAGAAAGCTTTTGTCCAGCTTTTGTTTGAAGTAGTGTGTCGTCATATTCTTGACACACAATTATGGGTTGACACCCTGGTAATCGTTCATGGATTGATCATCCTGTGCGATGTTGTTTTGAGCATGAAGTAAGACTTTGTTTGCTTCTTGAGTTGAACACTTTGTTAGTGAGACGTTGATTGTTGGGTCCGTTCAGTAGGACTACTATTAAACAACATGATTTTACCTGGTTTGTTCCGGCCAGGAGTACAAATTGATCGGTGGAGTTTGGCAACGATGATACCGTGATGGCTATAATGAGTTATTAGACTTTTGAAGACGTTATTTCGATGATTTCACAATTGCTACGCAAAGTTTGGAGTATTCAAAAACTCTGAGGCTTTTGCCTCGTAAGACGTAGTGAGCGTGACTTTATGACATTTGACGTCATTGTCGCTTTGTGTTTCTGCAGCATTGTAGAACACGTCCTTTTATCTTTAACACTATGAATAAGTTTTCAAAGACTGATAGATACGGAAAAAGTGTTAAGGAGATGCAGGTATGCCAAAGGCCTGCACCCCAAAGAAGAACCAATAAACATAAGGAGAATTGGTTCGTTAAGAAGAAGCACGGAAAGACATTGGATCTCTTGAAGGAAAAACGCCGCAATGGGTTTACACCCCATGCTGGCTTCGAGTCCCTTGGAGAATTGCACACCAAAATTTCTGAACTTGCAAGATTTGCGAATATTGATTATACTGATGAGTTGATCACGCAACTTGAGGGCATTGTTGCTCTCGTTTTTACCTTGCAAGGTTGTCAGGACTATGTGTCCATGTCTTCTGCTGTTTTCCTCTACATCCGGAAATTCTTTGACAAATCTGTAACAGGATCTGTCATGAGTTATCTTTCCGATTTGTTTGAGGTTGAACCGCAATCCGGTGCTGAAGGAGTTTGTGAGAGTTCTGATTGGCTCGAGATGATGCGAAATCTTCGAGACAATTGGACTCTTGTTAAGGACAACAAGTTGTTCTCCCATTTTTCTAAACTTCTTGGTTTGATCGTTACATTGGAACTTTGCAAAGTTTCCGATGTGACTTTTTGTATCAAGGAGTATAAGATTTGGGAGCCCGACATGAAGGTTGTACATGGAAACGCTGTTGATATTTTTGACGCCGCGTTGTCCACTGTAACTTTCTTTGTTGAAAACCTTTCTCTTTGTTGGAAAGAGAAATCCCTTCGCCCTTTGCTGATTAACGACAAAGCTGCTGCTGAACTTGATGAAGAGTATGCTAATGTCGTGATGTGGTGGGAACTCGTAAAGAATGGAAATCTGAAACGAGTTGCCGAGATGTCTGAGCAAGAGTTTGATCGTAGGCTTGAAACCCTAACGACTAAGCTCCGAAATCTCATTGGAACTTTGAAGTCTTTTGAAAAGAAGATTTTGCAAGATAAGTTCATGAGATTGCTCAAAATTAAGAATGATTACATCACCATGAAAATCAGTTCTGGCGTTCGAAAGTCTCCTTATTGTATTGAATTATTTGGAGCAAGTAGTCAAGGCAAGACTACTTTTGGTGAGCAAATTGTGCAAGCCCTATTGACTTCTGCTGGTCTTCCAACCGGTAAGGAGTATCAGGCTTCGTACAATGCTTCCGACAAGTTCATGTCCACTTGGACTACGGACAAGTTGGTTTTGCTCATTGATGATATGGCGAACGACAAGAGCAATTTTGTCGAGAGACCGCCAACCCGCGTGATTATTGATGTTTGTAACAATCAACCATTTTATGCCAACATGGCTGATTTGGACAGTAAGGGTAAGGTTTTTGTTGAACCCGAACTGTGTATTGTAACAACAAATGTTAAAGATCTTGACGCACGTACTTATTCAAATTGTCCGTATTCGATTCAACGCCGCATGCATGTGGTTATTACAGTCGAAGCGAAGCAGGAATTTCAGTATACTGTCGATGGGAAACCACAAGGTATTGATCCTGCTAAGGTTGCTGCGTTTAATCGTGACAAACCTGACATGGCTTTTGATGACATTTGGGAGTTGACGCTTGAGAAAGCTGTTTGTCCTGCCAAATTGTCTGTTGGCGCTGGATACGCTCCCATTGTACATAAAGGAAAGAAGTTGGAGAAGATTTCTTTCCGGGAAGCAGTTCAGTATTTGATTGAGGACTATCATTCACACACCGCAGCTCAAGAGAATATTCTTGATCGCATGAAGAAGCGACAGGATATTAAGCTGTGTGGTGTTGATGGTTGCCGTCAAATTTGTGGTTGGTGTGATAAGCATAAGGACCATTTGGACAAACAATTTGGTGAAGAAATTGTTGAGTCCATCCAAGGTGCTGGCGCCATTGTGACGAACCGTATTAAGCGAGATCTTTTTGGACTTGATACGGCTATCGAAGGAGCTGCAACACTCGCAATTATGGGATCTGCCAAGTATTTTGCTAGGCATTGGGACTGGATGTCTCTGGTTCCTACCCCATGGTTGTCGAATGATAAGTTCCAACAAGGCATGATGTGGCTTCACAAGGATAAGTTGAAGAATTCCTATATTCGTAAGACTTGTCTTTTGTGGGGTAGCATTTTTGGTGCTATGTACTATGGTCGAAATGCTGATCGTTCCGTTAAACTCTCCCTTGGTACTGCCATGATCACTGCTGGTGTGACTGTGCAGAAATCCATGGTGAGTGTTGTTAAACGGGACTTTGCTCGTGAGCTCGTTGATCGGAATACCATTGCTCCAGTTCTGAAAGAATGGCGCGATAAGCATGTGAATAATATTTGCAAGGCTTGTGCTATTGTTGGGGCGCTTTATGGTATTTCAAGGGTGTACAAAGCATGGCGGAAGATTAATCCTCAGGGTTCTTTGGAACCTAAGACTGAGGAGGAAGTTAGACAACGCGATTCTGAAAAGAATGTCTGGACTTCCGTGCACGTCCGTGATTTACCCTTGAGCCCTTTGGCCGCAAATACTACTTCTGAGCAGTTGCTTGGATTGGTCGAGAAGAATTTGGTTTATGGATCTGTTGTTGTTGGTGAGAAAGTACTCCGTGTGAACGGATTATTTCTTACTTCCAATATTGTTGTGATTCCTAACCATTATTTTGAATGTCCAGTTCTTGATGTGACTTTTCGGAAGAGAAATCCGGATACCTCTGGAGGCAAGTTTGCAGTACGATTGAGTCTGGCACAGAGTGTTCTGTTGCCAGATTCTGATATTCGTGTTTGTTATGCTGCTTCTGGAGGATCTTTTAAGGATCTTCGTAAGTATTTGCCTACTGATGACTTGTCCACCGTCGAATTCGCACTTCGATGGCGTGACAAGTCTGGAGAGGTCACTGAAGCTAGTGGTCTTGCTGACGTTGGTAGCACCAGCAATGGTGCTGCTGATTTTGTTGGCTTGATTTACAGATCTTTGACCATTGATACCTTTAAGGGTATGTGTGGCGCTGTCCTTGTTTCCAAGCGAAAACCCCTGATTTTGGGTATTCATCTTGGAGGACGCGCTGGCACTCCTAAAGGTTGTGCTGGAATTATGTCTAAGAGTACCATTGAGCAGGCATTGACAAAGCTTCGAGCTATTGAAGGTGTTGTGTTGTCTGGTAGTGCTGAACAGTTTGAGACGCAAGTCTTGGGTGTGAAAGTGCTTACCGGAACAACGCTCCATCCTAAGAGCCCGTTGAATTATATGCCTGAAGACTCGCAAGTTGAGTTCTTTGGTACTTGTCCTGGCATGTCGACGTTTAGGTCGAATGTTCAGGTTACGAAGATGAGTGAGCATGTTACAGACGTTTTGGATGTCCCGAATATCTATGGTCCACCTGTTGTGGAGCCACAGTATTTTGGATGGCAAACGTGTTTGGCTAATTTGGCTGTGCCTGCTCACCCATACGATCCTGAATTGCTCATCACGGCGATTAAGGATTACAAGGAGGATATGTTGCCCTTGTTTCGTAATAGACTTTGGAAGGATGCTCGTCCTTTGACTGATCATGAGAATTTGTGTGGTATTCCTGGCAAAAAGTTTATCGACGCTATTCCTTTGAATACTTCTATTGGTTACCCCTTGGGTGGTACTAAACGCCGTTTTGTTACGGAGTTGGAACCTACTTTGGAGAAACCAAATAATAGAGTGTTCGATGAGGAGATTGTTGATGAGATTGCTCGGTGCGAGGAGTGCTACCGTCGTGGAGAACGTGCTTACACTATTGCTAAGGCTTGCAAGAAGGATGAGGTGCTTTCCAAACCGAAGTGCAGGATTTTCTATGGTAATCCCATAGCCCTGACATTTTTGGTTCGGAAGTATTTCTTGCCCATTTTGCGAGTAATGCAGTTTAATCCTAAGACTTCGGAGTGTGCTGTTGGTATTAACAGTCATGGTCCGGAGTGGCAGGAGTTGCATGAGCACATTTTCCATTTTGGTGAAGATCGTTTAATTGGTGGAGATTATGGCAAATATGATCAAAAATTGCCCTCCCAATTGATTTTCGCCGCTCTCAGAATTATGATTGATTTCGCACGAGAGTGTGATTACTCTGAGGAAGATCTCACTATTATGGAGGCGATGGCTGGCGATTTGGTTTACGCCGTCATTGCTTATAATGGAGATCTCATTGGATTGACTGAGGGAACCCACATTACTGGTAATTCTTTGACTGTCATTATCAATGGGATTTGTGGAAGTTTGAATCTCCGTTGTTTCTTCTATAGTGAGTATCCAGCAGCTGACTTTGCGACTCGTATGAAGTTCCGTGATTATGTGAAATTGGTTACTTACGGTGATGATAATATCGGATCTGTGAATCCTGAAATTGACCGTTTCACGATCAAGG